ACCAGCTGGCCAAGATGGTAGTTGGGGCTTAGAAGACCTTTTGGGATTTAGTGGTATCATTACCGCTTTCGGGACTGCAATTGCAACTGCAGTAGGCACTCTTGGTGGATTGGTAATCGGTCAGATTAAAGCAGCAGAAGCGTTATTTAAAGCCCTTGGTCCAGATCTTTCGAAACTGAAGTCGAGTTTGAAATCTAGAGTGGCTTCGATCGGCACTTCTATTAAAGCATTCATCACTACAATTAAAACTTTCTTTGTTGATATTGGAGCTAGAATTTCTGCACTAGCCAAAGAGAACGCGTTATTCAAAGCGTTGACTAATGTGGGAGAAAGAATTAAAGCGCTGGCGAAGCCCTTCGTCGACGCAACCAAAACAATTAAAGGTATGCTCTCTGGTCCAGCCGGACAAATCAGCAAAATGTTCAGTTCAATTGGCGGGTACTTAAAAACGTTTGGTGCTACTGTCGCCAAAGTTGCTGGTGTAGTTGGTAAAATCTTCGCACCGTTAGTTATTATTATGACATTGTTTGATACTATTAAGGGTGCGGTCGACGGGTACGCTGAAGGTGGGATCCTAGGTGGTCTTGAAGGCGCAATCAACGGATTCTTTACATCATTAATCACGAAACCTCTCGACCTAGTTAAAGACGCGGTCGCTTGGGTTGCGAGTAAACTCGGATTTGATGAATCAGCAGCTGCGATATCGGGATTCTCCTTTACCGAGTCCTTCACTAAGATAACTGGAGCGTTGTTCGACGTAATCGGAGACACCGTCGATTCTTTGATATCATACTTCGGGTTTGACGAGGGTCAAATGCCTTCTGTTGTTGATTTGATTGGCTCAATAGTAGCCGCTCCAATCGAACTCTTAAAGTCTGCAGTCAGTAGTATTTTATCATTGCTTGGCGCTGATGATGAGGCTGCAGCGCTGGACAGCTTTTCCTTTAAAGAATTGTTCCAAAGTGTTTACAATGGGATTTGGGATTTTATAACCGCGACCTTTGATTATGTTAAAGACATATTTACCGGTGAAAAGGGATTAGGGGATGTTCTAGGTGATGTTTCGTCCGCCCTTCATGGGTTCTATAAGAAAGTGTTACAGATGGTTCTTCCTACACCTGATACTAGTGCTCCGTGGTATTCTACTGGAAATCTAATCGCTAAGGCAGTGCCAGATTCTGTTTATGAGTATGCAGGAATGGACCCCAAGACAGGTGAGATAACTGCTGACGCAGAACCACCAGAAACTAGTTCTGATACACCAGAGCAGATAGCAAAACAGGGCGCGCTGGTGACCCAGCTATTCCCGAAAGAATTAGGTCCAGGACTTACACCAGTAACATCAGGAAATTCTGGACTTAATCCAGTAACATCAGGAAATTCTGGGCTTAATCCAGTAAAATCATCTAAGGCGTTCCAAAATGTATTTGGTTCGCCGTCGACGAGTTCTAGCGTATTAAACACTCCCACATCCACCTCATCAGACGTTGTAGTTGAGACTCCTGGAGTAGAGGAAACCCGCAGAGGAGAAGCGTTATCAGATATGAAGACAGAAAATGCAACAACTTTAGTTCAACAAGAAGAAAGAGCACAGCAAGCGATCAATCCAATCATCAACGCGCCGAGCAGTTCGTCTGTAGTCAATAACTCCAGCAACCAATCAGTGTTAATGGGTTCTCCTGGAGCCAGCGATCGATTCGACTCTAGTAATCTTAGAACAGGAAGAAGGTGGGGTTAAATCGGAAAGGTAGATTCCCAGTCGCTTTTGACTTTCTCGACTGGTTCTGTTATCTGTGTTAATCTTTGACGTAATTCACTAGTCGAAAACGAATGATCTCGGTTATTGTATACCAACCCAATACCATTATCGATGCAATATTGCTTACCGGTAAAATCTTTTTCGACGTAATCACTACCAATGATCCTCACATCAATAGGCAATGCCTTTAATACATCAAGCAAGTCAGCTTCGGTGTTATAGACTACGATGTCATCAACAAAACGAACAGCTGCTAATTGCAGTTGACGTTCGAATATTGATTGTACAGGTTTATTTTTTTCAGGACGATCAACGGAAGGATCGTTTTGGAGAGCAACAATGAGATAGTCGCAATTTTGTTTTGCTTCTGATAACATGGTACAATGACCAGCGTGTAATAAATCAAAGGCACCAGCAGTCAAGCCAATAACTCCACGATCTTCTACGCCACCATTTAACCACTTTAACATATCTTAAAGACCCTAATAGAGAAAGGATCTGGCATGGGGAATAATGCCCCCATGCCATTTAAAAGATCCAGTATTATATATTAATCTTCTGCTGCTAATTTGGCGAAGTATGACATGGTGTCATCTTCGTCTTCAGCTTTGGCAGAATCAATGGGAGCAGAGAAAGACTCAGCAAAGGCAGGTTCAGCAGCTGCGGCTCGTGGTGCTGGTGCAGCAACCTCGTCCAGCGCTGGCTGGTACCCTTGTGGCGCAGCGGATTCCCCAAGAACCATTGACAGACGAGCAACCAGCTCATCATACGTCTTATAAGTTTCTGGAGCACTGTACTCATTCAAATCATAAAGCTTGTTGTAAATTTCTTCTAAGTAGCTATCATCATCAGACAGAGCAGAAGTCGAAGTGAATTCTGATTTATCATAGTTACGATATCCAGCAACTTGTCGAATCTTCAACTGAAATGAAGCACCTTCCCAAAAATCGAACGGATTGATTGGCTTCTCACCTGGAAAGGTGGGCTGCATCATATCCATGATCTTGTCATGAATTTTCTTACCGAAAGTGTAAAGGAATACTTTACCTTCGTTCTCTGGGTTTGATGGGTCGCTTTCTACTAAGATGTTTGTTACATAATGTAGACGGCGCTTGCGCTCACGAGCAACGTCTTTATCGCTCTCTACGCCGCTGTTCCAAAGCTTTGAGTTTGCTTCTGAGAGTGGGTCGACTTGGCCGATTGAAGTGAGTGACTTCTCGATGTACCATTGACCAGTTGGACCTTTGAAAGCGTGATCCCAGTAACGAGCCCATGGGAGTTCGTTTCCTTCTGGAGATGGCAAGAATCGCACAACAGCGTAACCGTTACCGGCTTTATCTACTGTAGGCTTCCATTGACGTTCGTCAACGTATGATTTCTTTTCATTAGAAGGGCCAGCTGCTTGAAGCAACTTGGAGATTTGATCGCGATTACGCTTGAGGTTTGAAAATGACATATTATTTCCTTGTATTTGTATTGTATTTTTTTGTATTGTATGTATCTTTTATCCACACCACCAGATTGTCTCTGATGTATATCATTATATAATAATATTTAGGATTATTCAATAGGTAGGGTATTGACTCGAGGGAGCATGTTTAGCTGTTGGGCTTCAGCTTGGATTTTATCTTTGATGATCGGTGAGACATATTTCTTAATATCTTCCAACTCAATGTTGTTTCTTTCGCAGACTTCAACAACCGCGTCCATATGCGAAACTCTGTGTTCATGGGCAAAGTCTTTAACCATCTTAGAGAATTTACTCTTGGTTAAGAACGAGCCTTCCATATCAATCGCCATCCATTTCCTCCTTGGTTTCTGGATAATACACTCCTGGAGTGCGTACAGGAATACCGTTCTTATACGCAACGGCTACTGATCTGTATCCGATTTTAAATTCCATATTCTCACCATACCGCCAGTCGTTCCATGTTCCGGTTGACAGGTAGGTTTGTAGGTTTTTACAGTAGGTTTCAGTTTGCTGGTATAAGGCTCGATCAGAAGATTGCTTTGAATCTTTTAATGATTTCATACCAGCGAGTTTACCTTTCCAGATGACCAACCATTCCTTTACCTTTAGGGGAGAAAGGAAGTGGTCGTCTGGAAGGTTTCTTATCGATTCATCGATCGATAAATTCTTGGGTTCACCCTTGGCTGCTCGAGCTTTTTTGAGACGCTCGACTGCCGCTTCTTTTTGCTCAGCAGTCATGGGTTTTCGTTTTTGTTTAATCTTCATCACGAATCAAAGCATTAAATTCCTGTAGGTTACGTAGAAAGCTGACATCAGCACCACAAGCTTCACCAGACTCCGCGATCGCAGAAACGTCTTTAGGGAAACAATGGCCACCGTAACCGTATTTGCCGTCAGGTCCAGGAACCTGCGTATGAGAGATTCCGATTCGAGGATCGATCGTGATAGCCTCAACCATAACATCAAAGTCTTCGAATTGCATAGCGGTATAGATCATTTGCATTTGATTGAAGAAAGAAACTTTGGTCGCTAAAAATGCATTCTCAACATACTTCGCAAAGGCTGCTTGGGGTGCAGATAAGAAACGAACATTCTTCAGTTTAGGTAAGCATGGTTTAAAAATTTCATGCCACCAACGCATTTGTCCACCACCGTAAATCGCAAATTCTTGATTTAGAAATTCAGCAGTAGGATCAGCACCAGTAGTTCCTCGTAAGAATTCTGGGCTGATGGTTGTCATTCCTCGTGGCGAGAAATCCGCGATATAAATCGGGTCGACTGCAGATTTAACTAGAAATCTGGTCTCGAATCCATACTTCTCGAATACAGCATCAACGTTCGAGCAATCACAGAAACCATCTGCTGCGCTAGGAGTGGCCACGCAAATAACAACACCATCGACAGGGTCACCGATACTAGGGTCGTATTCATGTCCTAAGAACGGATCGTCTATAAAAGTTTCTACATGAGGATGTGTGGCCAGAGCAGCTTCAACTGCAATTCCAACTGGTCCATAACCAGCAATTACGATTTTAATTGTGTTAGACATATATGAATACCTTTAATTACAAGAGACAGTCTACATTATTTTTCGGAAGATTTCAACTCTTTGTTTTTCTCAACCCAATCTTCAGCTGTTGTGCCTACGCTCTCTGAAGTCGACTTTCTATAATATAATACCAGTTCTTTTTGTTGAAGTAAATACCTACGCAATTCTTGGAGATTTTCTGCCATCTTTTCGTAACCATCGGGGGTTAGGGCGAACACGACAAACTGGCCGTCTAGAGTCTTTTCAATATCTTTTTTCTTCTCTTCTAAATTGTCGCTTGTGATGACAAACCAATTAAGGTCTAGTAGAGTTATCTCAGCAGGTAGAGGAGGTTGATAGATGCGTAGAGGAACCGTTTCTATTTTGGTAACAACAGTTGGTTCAGGTGGAGCGATAGGAACGCTCTTACCGAACATAGCACACCCTCCGAGAGAGAATAGAACGAGAAATAAACTACTTATCCGCATTTTGGATCTCCTTGCTGTCTTGTTCGACTTCACGAAAGACAGAGGCTGTAGCCTTATTGACTCGACTCTCGATCAACCCAGGTTTTGCTCTAGCTAATCGGGTAAGATTATGGTCGGAAAAGATTCTCATGTACCTTTTCTTTTCTTCGTCCAGCTCTTGATTTCTATTAGTCAATTCTTGAACTTGCTCTTGTGAGACTTTTTGTTGTTTGATTAACTCCTCCACTCTTGCAGCATTACTCTCTGCAGTTTGTTGTAGAGTAGTATTGTTGTCTTTGAGGGTCTTGTTGTTCGACTCGAGTCTAGCGATGCTCGCTTCGTAATTAGAGACTGTTACTTGATAATATGCATAAGCGCCACCAATAGCGCCGAGAGATCCCATTAACAAAATTATTTTCAAATATCCGAACATGTTCTTACTTTACTTGTTTCTTTCGCTTTCCATTAATCTCAATGTAATGCTTTGTGAGAGGGTATCTTTTCTTCTTAGATGGGCCCATGTCTTTAGTGTCTTGAGGAATACCGGCATCGGCGGTGGTGGTCATCTCTTCTCTAAATTCTTTAAATGATTTCATTTCCCTTCCTGTTGAAAACCGTTAAAAATTACGGTAGAATAAATTCTCTTCGTTAAGCCCCTTCGTGTATGTAAGCAAAAAGAGAATGGATCTAGAATAATCTCGACCCATTTCTATCTATATTTATAGAGATTTACTAATCCCTACAGTAACACCATCTTCTTCTACATCACCAGAAGTTTCACCGTATGATACAAAAGCATCAAAACTTGGAAAGGATCGAGAATAAATAATTTCCCAATCAGTATATTCTAGAGCACCGACAGTTCTACCAGCGTGCATAGAGAACCCACTATCACCTGCAGTATAGTCTGTCCAGTAGTACTTACTTGTCCCAGTTTCTCCGAAGAATTCTGGACTAAAAGCAGCACCAATAGTGAGATCCCACTTCGAAGCAGAGACATAAACTTCATTGAAATTCGAATCCGCCTGTCCAGCTGGTTGACCTGGGTAAGCGTAGTGAATAACACCGACATCAATTGTCGTGTGACCAATAGTCTTAGACATACCAGCGTACAAATCAATTTCAATGCTACCATCAAAAGCAATATTTGAAGCCCATGTACCAATATAAAAACCAGAATCGGTTACAACATCAAACCCGCCTTGAATAGCAGGTTCTTGGTTTGTCTGTGTCATACCACGAAAGTCGTAAGTAGAAGCTAAAGTGACATTGCCAGAAATATCGGCAGCAAGGGTGGGGGTTGCGCAAACTAGCACAAGTAACAATAATAAAATTTTCATAATGTTCC